TAATCCTAAATCTATGCCTAATGAAATATCTGTTAATTCTTCCTGCTTTTTATCAACTTCTACTCCTACGGATATATACCAATACTTATTATCATAAGTAACTCTAGGATTATTATATTTAACATCAATAGGTATTTGTTCATTTGTTTTTATCCAACCTACTTTTTCAATTAAAACTTTTTTCTCTTTAACCTTTAATTTTGAAGTATCATTATAAAAACTAGGTTTACTTTTCTTTCTAATTTTAAATTTTGGTTTCTTAGCTAAACCTTTAAAAAATCTTTTATAAGCATTACAAGCGTCTTTTACAGCTTGTTTAGTAACATTATTTGATACTTCATTTAACCAAATTAGTTCAGACTTTTTTAGTTGAGTTAATTCTTTTCTTATGATTCCATCGCTAATAAATTTACCACCATTTTTATAATTTTCTTCCTGTTTCGCAAGAGTATAGTTATAGATAAATCTAGCAGTTCCTACAGATTGCCACAATTTTTGTTCTTGCTCTTTTGTTGGATAAATTCTAACTTTCTTTGCAAGTATCATCTTCTATTAACTCCTTAATCATTTTTTTAGCTTTATTAGCTCTTTTTCCTTGAAGTCTACAACTAAATACAGTAACTATTTGAATTAAATCTTCTACTAACTCTTGTTCTTCAGTTCTCTCTGTATTATCAATAATTTCAATTGTTGTTCCATATTTTTCACAAAGATTTTCTATCAATTCATATCCAAATCTAATTAATCTATCTTTATAAAGAATTACTACTTTCTCAATCTCTGAATTAGTAATCATATCAATTAATTGATTCAATCCTTTTTTATTATAGTTAATTCCGCTTCCAATATCCGTTATTATCTCAAATTGATAACCTTTTGCAATCATATATGTCCTTACATTTTCAATTTGCCTTTCAAGGTCATCTTTTTGCTTAGTTGAACTAACTCTACAATAACCAACAATTTTCTTATTTATTTTAGTTTTTATCTTCAAACCTAAAAAATTATTAAGTTGTTCTTGAGAATAATATCTTGTACCACCAGTAGTTACATAAGCAGGTTTAAAAGTATTATTTTTATCCCAATTTCTAAGAGTTTGAATTGTTTTCCCTATTTTATCTGCAAATTCTCCTATTGAGTAATATTTCATATTATCACCTCAATAGTATTATATTATAATATTTAAATAATTTGTAGATTTTTATATAAAATTAGATATTATTTATAACAGCTTTAAGCCCTCCTTTAAGTGTTAAATCCATAAAATGTGAATTATTAGTATAGGTATGCTTAACTGATTCAACTAACATTTTCATATTTATTTCTTGTTTATCTATATATAATTTAACAAATATACTAGAACCACCACGAACTCTATCATCTCCAAAAGCATTTTTTATAGATAATGTACGCCTTACTCTGTTATAACGTTTAAGCATTGCTTTTGCCAATTCATCAAGATTTATTGGTTTTTCAGGATTTACAGATTTTATTTTTCTAAGAAGTCCCCATTTGGCTATAGTTTTTGTATCCATAGCAATATTACTAATTTCATGTGCATTAGTATCTTTATTATCAAAATAAAGTACAATATCATTATATGTGTCCTTATCTATATCAGAAGTAAAACTAAAATTTTCAGCAGTTTCACTATCAATTAAAATATCAACTCTCATATCATTTATATTTTTAAGAGTCAACTTTCCATAATCATCATAAAGCACATATAAATTTTTTGTAGCTTCTGTAGTTATATCTATAGCTGTCTGCATTAAATCGAATAAAGTTTGTTTACCTGCTCTAAATCGTGGAATTACATATTCAGTATCTGCAATATCACCAACAGTTAGCTGAAAATCTTCAGCTAACCGTTTTATTATTTCACTTGCTTTTTTATTTACTGTATTATAAATCTGTTCATTTTTTAGATATCTAAGCTGGTCATAAGCAATAATAGATAAAATATTATCTTTATCTAAATTACGTTTAAATACAAAACCAAAAAATATACCTACATCACCACGTTGTACTTTTACTCTATATCCTTCTTGTATATCCAACAATTCATCTTGTACTACTTTAAAAGTAATTTTGCTTGGTTGCCCTTTACGATAATATTCAATATTTACATTATCTTCAACAACTGGTATATAGCACTTATTATCAACAGTATGAATGGTTATTAATAATTCATTGCTATTATTCAAGTTTTAACACCTCTTTTAATGTAGGTGTTGATGGATTATACATTTTATTCAAATTCATAACGCTACGCCAATTCAAACTACCTCCACTCGCTAATTTTACAGCTTCATATACAGATTTTTCTTTTGTTACTTTCCAAACACTAGGAGTAATTTTATCTGTAGGTCTATTCTCTTTTATAGTATATGTTTCTTTGCCATTTTCATCAGTTTTTACCTCAACTTCTTTTGTAGCATAATACTTATACTCTTTTAGTTGTAAAGGCACTACAACATCAAATCCATTTTTAGCATCTTCACGTATACTATAATTCTCAATGGTAACCAATAAATTAGTATCAAACAAAACTTCAAAACTAGGTGTCATTCTCATTATTATTAATCGTAAAGGCTGTTTACTTTCTTTTGCTATTTTTATTTTTTCTAAATAATGTTCAGCTCCTTTAAATGAATATTCATTTAATAAATTACCTAAAATTCCTATTGAACCACCAAACAAATTATTAAATGCAGATACTCCTATTTCTGTATCGCTTTGGGAATAGTCTGCAAATGGATAATTACTATTAGGCAAAAGAAGCTCAAAAGATATTTCTTTCAGACCTTCTGTTTTAATAATATTTATTTCTCCTTCATTTATAAGATTTACAGTTTTATTTTTATTTTTTATACGTATATCCATTTTAGCTGGTGGAATAGGTAACATCATATCATCTAAATAAAAATAATATGCCATTATATATGCACCGCCTCAGCTCCATTTGCTGTAGCTTCTGCTATTTGTTCACTTATATGTGTTATAATTCCATCAAAATCAACATCTTTGGAAATATTATTTATATTTTCCATATTAATTTCAATTTTAGCAGTAGTATATTTATTTATTACTTCTTGTTCAGCAATATCTCTCATAAATTTTAAATCTTCGTCCATTATATCCATAGCTTCAGCTATTTTTTTAGTATTATCTGCTGTATCTTTGGTATTTTTAGCAGTATCATCAGTTCCTGCTAAATCCCCATAATTAGGAATAGTTCCTATTTCTGGTGTCGTATACGGAACATTATCAATTCCATTAAAAACACCTAAATTCTCAAATGGATTTGTTATTGTGTCATAAAGATTATATGCAAGTTGTCTAGCACCTGATTTATATTCTAAAGGATTTGCTCTATAAGTTATTTCACTTGTAGCAGATAAATTAGTACCAAATATTTCATTTACTGTGGATTTAACAGCATTAAAAGCATTAATCAACCCATTTATTTTTTCAATCATAAAATTAATAGCATTAGCAACAAATTCTGCTATTTCACCAAATACATTAGCCAGTGTATTTCTAAGACCATTACTTGCTATTTGCCATCCAATAAAAGCACCAACTACAGCTACAATCAAACCTATTAGCCATAATATAGGATTACGCAAAATAGTTGCATTTAATACAGCCATTGCTCCACTAGATAATAAAGTTGCAACAGCCATTAATCTTTGTGCGATACTTACAGCTATAGTTCTAGTATAAGAAATAGCTAAACTAGAATTAGTTAACACAAGCGCTGTATTATACATTAATGTATATGTTATAGCTAATAATTTACTAGCACTAGATAAACCAAGTGCTGTATTATAAGCAAAAGTATATGCTGTAGCCAATAACTGCAATCCATTATATATAGCTAAATAAGCAATATATCCACCTAATGCAATACCAGCAGATGTCAACATACCTAACAAAATAGAAAATGTATATTCAATTACAACTCCTAAATTATTAAATCCATCTGTAAGTATATAAACTCCTGCTACTACTGCACCTATAGGCAAAAATATTGCGCCCCACATTTCAGCAGCACTCATAGCAGTTAAAGTTTGCACTATTCCAAGAGTACGAATAAGTTTTATTGCTGTAGGAACATATGCTATAAATTGCAATACATATCCTACTTTACTTATCACACCCAAAATAGCCGTTTTAGTAGTTACACTAGCAAGAGCTATACCATATAAGCCTAATACACTAATAGCACCACCAAAACCAACCATTATAGTATCAATAGCAAATTTATTTTTATTATAAAAATTATCAAATTCACTATTTAGCCATTTTATATTGTTTATAAGTCCATTAATAGCATTAGCTCCAATAGTAGCAGCAGCAACTAAATTATTTGCAAAACTTTTTACTAATGAACTATTAGCTAATTTATTAATTTCTACATATACAGGTTGAAACGCATGACTTATTCTACTTTGAATATTAGTCCAAATATCTTCCCATTTCATAGGAATAGTTTCAAATTGTTTATTTATTTCATCCGTTGCTCCTAAAATAGCATTTTTAATTATTTCTGCTGTTATTTCACCATCTGCACCTAATTGTTTTATTTCTCCCATAGATACACCCATATAATCAGCAATATATTTTTCTATTAATGGTGCAGCTTCAGCTATAGAACGTAATTCATCACCTTGCAATTTACCAGACCCAAGAGCTTGTGTTAATTGTAATAAAGCGTCTTTTTGTCTTTCAATATCTGTACCACCTATATTAAATAACTTCTGAATATTTTCCATAAAAGGTACTACAGTTCTTGGGTCAGGAAATGCTTCTTTTGCAGTCATTGCAATTTTAGATACACTATCTGCCATTACATCATAAGGACCTCTTGCTCTAAGTGCCGATTGATAAATTTGTTCATTCAAAGCTATTGCTTGCTCTTGTCCACCAGCAACTAAGTTTAATCTCGCCATAATACCTGAATATGCGTCAGAAGCTTTGATTAATTTGCTAGGGATTGAAGCTATTTCTTCTATCGCATTAAATATCATATCACCAAAAATACTTCCAATTATAAAAGAACCTGTTAAGCTATCTTTTAAACTTTCAATACTTTCTTTTAATGAAGAAACATTTCTTTCAGCTTGTATAGTATCTATATTAACTTTTAAATATTTACCATCAGCACCATGCCAACGTCCCAACTTATCTTGATATGCTCCTAATGCTTCTAATTGTCCTATAGTATAAGGAATAGTTTTATTTATTCCTGCTATATTATTTTTTACACCATTAGCCATATTTTCCATACTTTGTTCAGCTTTTAAAGTGCTATTTGCCATTTGTTCTTCTGCTAGATAAAGTTTATTCACTGCTTGTGTAGCTTTATTAATAGGATTAGATATCCCATCTCTCATTTTTATAAACTGTTCTAAAGTAGACAAAATATCATCTCCTTTTAATTTTAGTCTTATTAGCTGCTTCTTTATCTCTTTTCATTTTTATAGCGATTGCTGCAAAAATAAAAGCCTGTTCTTCTTCAGACAGGCTTAATATTTCACTTGGTAATTTATGCAATTTGTGTAGGCAATAATACATTATATTAGAATAAATATCATTGCCGTTTATAAGTTTTTTGCTCTTTTAATTTTCGCTTCCATTCCAGACTCAAAACCATTTGCTTCATTAACTGCAAGTATTAAGTCGTTATACTCTCCAGGAATGAGCATTTTTTTTGCTAAATCTATTGCACCTATAGCACCATAGCTATTTTGTAATTCTGCATTATTTAAATTTGGATAAATAACAGTATTTTCTATCATTAAATCTGCTAGTTTAGCTGAATCTGTTTCAATATATGATTGTTGTGTTTTAGGATTAGTTACACGTTTTTTACATTGTGCTTTCAATTTACTTAACTCTGTTGCAGTTAAAATTTTAATTTTCCATGGTATAGGATTACCTTTTTCATCAATAAAACGTTCAGACGCTATATAATCAACTTCTTTATATTTAATAGCACTTTCAGCCATAAAAGCTTTTAAATTATCACTCATTTATATCTCTCCTTAATTTTAAACTATAAAAGCCACTTACTAAAAAGTAAATGGCTTTTATTTTTATAAAGTTGATAAACTATTTAAAGTATTAGAAAATTCATTCCAGTATGTGTTATCACCAAGAGTCATAAAAACTATAAAGAAACTTGTACCTCCTATAAAAGTATTTGCATAAGTTACTCTAAAAGTTTTATTTTGATATGGTGGTTCTTGAGTTTTTAATATCAAAAATCCATTATTACGAAATTTTTCATATCCCGAATAAGTTATAACTGTATTACTATTTCTATCTTTTACCCCTTGTATCATTTCATCTAAAACTTTTTTTCTATCCCATGCTGTTAAACTATTATCTGGAGTAGCTCCTTCTGTTCCAATATTTTCAACTTTTGGATAAACCAGTATTATTCCAAATAAATCGTTTGTTTTTATACTAGCTTTAATATTAAAACCATTTTTATCATTAGGATTATTTACCTCATTAATTTTCCAACCATCAGGAAAATTAATAGTAAAATTATAATCATAATTAGTATACTGTTGGGCAAAACCTACTTGATTAAATCCTAAAAAAATTAATGTACATAAAATTAATAAAAATTTTTTCATAAAAATAATCTCCTTTATATATAACTAATTATTTTAATTATATATATAAAAAAATTATTTTTCAGCATTTATTTCATTCCATCAATGTCTTTAAATTTTTCAGGCATTTCAAATCCTTCAAAAGTAAAATCTACATCTTGCTCAAGCCAATCACCATCAGCATCAAAACCAGCTATTGTTGCACCATCTAAGTTACAATCTTTTAAAATAACAGTTTGACTACCTACTGAACTTGTTGGGTCATAATTTTGAATAATAATATCAAAATAAAAATCTTGCCCTGTATCTTGATATTGTTTAACAAGCTCATTAAAACGAGAAGTATTATTATAAATAGTCATAGAACCTGTATAATTAACATTTGTTGTTCTATGTCCTACTGCTGTTCGTCCAAGAATAGGTACTTCTACCTTATTTTTTTCAGCTTTTGCTTCTAAATTTTTAGCTTGCATAAGCAAAAATCTTTCTCCATTTAAATTATTTATAACACAAGACGCTAATTTTGCAGATACAACATCCTTAGCATGCATTGTTCTATTCGTATCCATTAATAATCACCAACTTTCTAAGCTACAATAATATTCATATAAAGTTTTTCCATACACATTACAGGTTGTATAGCATATTCACTTAAAACAGTTTCTTTTGATTGTCCCATTGTAGGGATTGGCACATCTTCTGCCTTAAAATTAGTAATTGCTCTTATTCGTTGCATTTCCTTTTCATATGCTACAATATCGCCCCAAAGAGCCATACGACCTTCATCGTCATTTGGCTCTTTTCCTAAATATGTTTTATTAAATAATCTAGCTATATCAATGGCATGTTGGTCTAATACACGAATAACCTGATTACTAGAAAAATCTTCATTTTTTTCTTTACTAAAAGAAGTAAATGTATTTATATCTCTAAGAATGTTTATATCTCCAACTATATCACCATCAACATTATCTGCTACACGGTGAAATATAAGCATACCATTTGTAATAGCTTTTTCTAATTCTGTTTGTTTATAATTTGTATTTATAGTATATTCACCATCATATGTTTTATTTGTACAACTTGCATTTACAGCACAAGAAGCTTCTGCGCCTGTTACCCAATAAACTAAATTTGCAGGACTTTCCCCTTTATCTATAACAGAATTTTGAATACTAATAACACCTTCATAATCAGCATTTTCATATCCATAAACTACACATTGAAATTTTGCTCCTACTTCATCACGCAAACGCTTAGTAAACTGTATCATTAAATCTTGAATAGTTTCATCTGTAGAAGCACAGCCTAAAATATTAAAATAATATGGTTCAATTTTTTCTAAGAAATCTTGGTATTGCAAACCAGATATTTCACCACCATTACTACCACCTTCAAGCGGTGTACCAGATGTAATAGATTCAGATAATAAGCCTGTACGCTTAAATACTACATAATCATTATCTGTAATTTCTGCCCATGTAGAAATTGTTTGTTTATCTATCATAGTAAATGTAGTATCTTTTTGTGCTATAGCTGCACTGCCAATTTGTGCCATTCCTATCATAGAATTATTAATATCTTTATATTCGTTCAAATAAGTGATTACATCATATTTTGTTTCATCATCAATATTAGGCTGAATTGCAATAGTAAAGTTATTGCCTCTAACGCCACCATATTTAGCAGTTGCTAAATTATTACTAGCTTTAATTGCTCCATTATTAATTCTATAAAAATAACCTGTTTTAAGATTTTTAAATAAATCTCTCAAAGGCTTCATTTTTTCATGACTGTAATCATAACCAAAATAAAGCATAGAATTTTTTTGAAAATCAGCATTTTCTACTGTAAATACTTCACCTTCAATACCCCAATCTAAATCTAAAGGCATTGCAGCATATCCACGGTCTGCCATATTTACACTAGCACGTACTTTACTAACAAAATTAATATAAGTACCTGGTAATTTTTTATTTTGTGTAAGCCAAGTACCGCCACCTAAAGCCATAGTTTATTCCTCCTAATTTTTTTCTTCCTTTATTGGAGTAGATAAAAATTTATCTAATTCTTGTTTTATTTCTTCATGTGTATAATTTTTATTATTAGATAAAATAACCGCTAGTATATCTTTATACTGACGATATTTTTTAGATTGCAAAATCTGCGTTTTAGTATACATTTATTTCACCTTTTGTTTTTGAATTAATTTTTGCATTAATGGACCTCGTTGTATTGGTCTTATTACAAAGAAATCATAATTTATTTGTAAATGTAAAATATTATCTACTATATTAGCTTCCATATTTGTACCACGAATTAAATCATTTTCCATATAAATATACTCTAATATAGGATAAAGTTTATCTAAAATAGCATTTATTTCTTGTTGTGGTTCTAACTCACTTTTAGGAAAGTACCTTATCATAAATATATTTTTTCTAAGATAACGATTGCCATATATAAGATTAAAACTACTATCTAATAATCTTACATAAAAAGAAGGTTCTTCAAATCCTTGTGGAATATCATTTATATAATAAGTGTAGTTATTACCAAATTCATTATTTAAAGCCTTTATTATACCTTTTACAATATCTTGCCCATTTACATCAACCATATAAGTGTCTCCTTAAAAAATCGTAAAATCTTTGCTGTACATAAGCATATCCTTCTTGTTCAACTAATTCAGCAGATAACTTCATCATGTGATGACCTTCTACAAAATTTGCTTTTAATCTTTTACCAAGAATAGGCACATATCTACCCACTTTTTGTCTATGTCCATTTTCAACATAAGCTGCATATTCCATAGGATTAAATATAGAAGCTATATAATAATCTCTATGTTTAATAGCTTTTACTATATACCAAGACTTACGAAGTGAGCCACCTTGAGAGATTTTTTTTAATTTAGGTTTTCCTTTATTTTTACCTCGTTTAATTTTACCTACTACTTCAAATGTTCCTTTTCCTACAGGTGTACGTTTTTTTACTTCAGCTAAAAACATAGCTGCTAAATCATTAGCCATTTGTTGCATAAATAAATCTTTATGTTCATTTAATGCTTCTAAATTAGCTTCAAATTGTTTTAACTTTTTAAAATTCTTTTTCATCATGCAAAATCATTATATAACTCAAGATTTATTTCTTGGTGTGTTTTATAAATAGCAGGTTTACCACTACAAACATAATCTGTAGTTAACCCTTGTCTACATATGGATACATAAGAACCAGCTTTTATCAGTATATCGGAAGGTAAAAATAATTTAATACTTTGTGTAAGTTTAGCTTGCTCATCATCTGTTGTACTAGGAAAATTAGAAAAAGACATTCTACAAGAAACATTTTTAAGATAAATTTTTTTTATTTGTCTAGTAATACCTGTATTAACGTCTGTTATTTTTTCATAGGTATAAATATTACAAGTATCTTCATATAGTTTTTCTAAAGCCATTTTAGCCTTTAGTCTAGATTTATCTATATTCATTTTGATAATCTCCTATATTTCCTTAATTGAACTATATAATTTTTTAATATAGAGTTAGCAAATACAACATTGTTAGAACTATTACCAAAATTAACAGTTGTATCTCCCTCTTTTATACTTGTTATATTACCACTAGAACCTTCCTCACTCCCAATATTCTCATTTCTGTAAATATCCATAGCCATTCTATAGGCAGTATTTACTAAGCCTTCAGGTAATTCATCAATATTACAGTAATTTAATATTGTTTCTTCAACATCATCAAGAATAAATTGAAGGATTGTATCCTTTTCATCGGATACAATCCCCAACAAATTTTTAAAGTTAATTACCTCTAGCATAATATCAGCCTACTTTATGCTTAAATGCCACCATGCGAATTTGTTTAGGCTCATAGACACGTTGCCAGTTTTCAGGATTTTCAAGTTCTGTAAATGTAGGAGTTTCTACATTAGCTCGTGCTGTATTAGTCCATTTAATACCTCTAGGGTGCATGATAAAGCATTGACGATTAATAAGATAATCAATACCAGAACCCATTAATTTTTCTCGGTCAGTTTCGGTAGCAACAAAACCTTCTGGACTACCATTACCCAATGCAATAGCTCCTTGTCCAAAAAGATACGTTGTATATACGCCTTCATCTACTGGGCAACCATCATCAACAATTACTCTACGGTCTTGATATGTTTCAAATTCTACAGAATTACTGTCTCTTTCTGTAGAAATGAGATTTTGCTGTTTTAAATAAGATTTTGTTTTAGAGTGCATAATTACACCTGTAAGTTGGTCTTGTGCATCTCCTAAAAGCTGCAATGCTTCAATAAAAGCAGAAGCAGAAATATTAGCAGCTTTTCCACTCAATGTAGACGTATCATACACATGGTCTTCTTTCATTTTTTCAGAATCAAAGACACCTTTTAAAATACGAAGTAATACTTTTTGTCGTTGACGTTCCCAATATCTAGCAACAAGTGTTGCAATAGCTTCCATAGGGTCTTTTCCAGATAGTTGTGCAGATAAATCTGTAGCAGCCCAAGCTTTAGCAAGACGAATAGTAGTAGATACATCTTGATTAGATGTAATTTTAGCTGGAGTTAATTTATTACCTTCAATTACAATTTCAGCATCTCCTGTCAAATCTTCAAAGAAAGGCATATGGTGAATTGGTGCTGGTTCACTTGCTAAGCGGTCAAATTCTGCATTATTACTAACAATTCCGCTTTGGTAAAGTGCAGATAATTCCATAGAACGATTTATCACATATGGGTTAAATAGCTCTGGTACAATAATATCTTGTAAAGTTGTTGCCATTAGTTAATACCTCCAATATTTACCCCAACAGCTTGAGCCAATGCTCTAGCTTGCTCAGGATTTTCTCTAAATAATTTACCTTGTTCAGTAAGATTAAAGTGTTCTTTACTAAATGGATTATTTATAGGATTACCACCATCTTTAGGTTCATAACGCTGTTTATCACTTTTAAATAAGAAAGGCTTAGATTGTTTCAGAGGATTAATCTGTTCATCTAAGCCTGTAACGGAGCCATCATCTCCAACAATTAATTTAGTTTTATCAATTAAACTTGCTACAATATCAACATCTTGTGCTGTATTAGTTAATTTTAATTTTACTGCACTATCAATACGTAAATTTTTTAAATCTTGCTCGTATTTAATTTTAGAAGATTTGTTTTCTTCTTGTAGCTGCTTAATAGTGCTTTCTAATTTTTCTTTATCTCCAGCCGTTTTCTTCAACGTTTCAAGCTGTTTATCACGCTCTTTAATCTGCGTTTCAAGATTAGATTTAGCTGTAGTAGCTTCATCAAATTTTGCTTTTTCTACATAGTTATCTTTTAAAAAATTCTTTAAACCTTCTGTTGCTTTCTTTTTTGCTTCATCTGAAAGATTTAAAGAAGCAATGTATTCTTCAATAGTCATAATTTATCTCCTTATCAACCTGCTGTATAAGTGCCAGTTATAGATGCTGTACTTTCATCATTAAGATGCGCTGTACCAGAAATAGTTGTACCTGTAATAGTTAATTCAATAGATGTTATTTTGGCACCAGTATCTCCTTTTTCGCCTTTTGCTCCTTGCGGACCTTGTTCGCCAGTATCTCCTTTAGCACCAGTTGCCCCTTGCGCTCCAGTATCACCTTTCTCTCCTTTTAAAGATGCTAAAAATTCTTCTTCTGACTTTTCTTCGTTTCCAGATTTAGATTTCCAAAGTTCATAAGCAGATTGACCATTTTCTCCTTGTGGTCCTGGAGTCATTGCTCTATTATTAGCATCTTCAATTCCTTTTTCCATATTGTTCATCAAGGATTTTGTAATAAGTTCTCCGTCCTGCCAATCATGTTTTGTATACATAGTTTTATTCTTCCTTTCCTGTTATACATTGTCCTATTTTTCCAGTTCCAATAACCGCAAGTCTCGTTTCGGCTGTGTAAATGCGGTTATTTTTTACACAGTCTTGTATAATCCTAATAATCTCATACTCATTTAAATCAGCTACCGCACTAAACGGGAAATCTTGTTTAAATAAATTAAGATATTCCATAATCCATTTATACATCTTCCTCACCACCTTTCTAAGTCCAAAAACCACCATTATATAAAATTACATTCCAAATAATAACCCAGAATACTTTCCAAAAAAAACTTAGTTTTACAGTTTTTCCATGACAATATATACTACCAACAATCTGCGTTGTAAATAAAATTATTGCCAATATGTGCCAAATATCCATTTACTCATCTCCTTAAAATTGGGTATAAAAAAACCACCTACAACTTTTTAAGTGGTTTATAAACTATATTTTATTAAACTAATAAGATGTTCTTTGGCAGGCGTGTGGATACCACGAAATTGTCCACCTCAAAGAACCTCTATCATAACTATATTATTTTAAAGTAGTATCATCATCTGCTTGTATAAAATAGGGGCAAGCTTCCTGTCCTAATTTATATTTATCTGGAATACTATCCAGAATTTTATTTTTAAATGTTGCTGGATAAAATTTACAAGCAAGTGAATCAATATTATTTAAACAAAGTGTACATTGATGTATACATGGAACTTCTATTTCTTTATTACCAAATATATTTTTTAAAATAATAGTTGTTTCTTTAGCCATTAAAGTCACCTTCAAATAAAATAACTTTTGTTCTATTTAAAATAATAGTAAGTGGTTCATGAATCAATCTAAACTAAAATCTTTTACTTCAACACGTTTATCAACATTAGCATTATTTTCTTTCCATCGAGCAATTAAATTTTTATATTTTTCTTTTTCTTCTTCAGATGTATGTTCATCAATGTATGTTCGTTCCAACTGTTCAAAATAAGGACACGCAGATTCACCCGAAGTATATTTTTCAGGTATATAATTTGGTTTAACATAAAATTTACATTCATTTGACCAAAAATTATATTTACACATACCACACATACCATCACAACCAAATTCAATTACTTCATTTTTAGATATTTGTGGAACAATTATAGGAACAACATCAATCTTCATTAATATCACCTTCAAATATTATTAATTTAGTTCTATTCAAAATAACCGTATATGAATTACTTTCTCCATGACCTGCTACATTAATTACATCATATCCTAACAAAGCAACCATAGAACCTATATCATATTTATTTTTAAAAATCTTATTTGCATAAGCTTCATATTTTTTATTATATTCCTCTCTAGTATAATTAGTTGATAAGCCAAACCATGAAGGATATTTTTTTACATATTGTTTAGCTATTTCAATTATTAAATCAGATTTAGATACATAATCTTTATCAGGAATAGTAAATATTTTAGCTGTTTTATCTAACGTAATAATTTCAATTTTTTTAAAGTTATTACCATTGCTTTTACCTAACTGAATATAATGTTCCATTTCTTTATCTAATCCACTAAAATAATTACCTTTAGTATAATCAGTAGCACAATACATACCTTTACCGTATTGTGCTTTTCCTACCCTACAATCAATATACCATTTACCATATCTTAAATCATATATATATTCATCAAGCTGTTTTAGTGTTTTTGCAGTATAAGCTCGTTTACCAATAAAATGGTCATCATTAACTAATTTTAAAAATTCATCTTTACTATACACTATACGAGGCAATCCATCAAATCCTTGATAATTAACAACATCATCAATTTGATTTTCAAATAAATTTTTACGTCTTTTCCATTTATCTGCAACAGCCTCTCCATCAACTATTTTATGAATCACATTACTATCTTTATTTTCTTTTTGCCAGTCTTTATATATTTTAGTTTTATCGACAAAAACTTTTTTCCAGTTATTATATTTCATATTGCCGTCAATATAATATGTTTTGCCTTCATCGTTTTTAGCAGCTCTTTTACTCCCTTTTAATTTTGGAGTGTGAGGAATAATACAGCTTCTGCACCAACAATGAAAAGGAGGAGCTGTTATACCTGTTTTAAAATCAGACATATTGAACATTTTCCCGTCTAAATGTCGGCATATATCTGAGGTTCTACGGTCTAGTGTAGCTAATATTTCATATTGCTTAACGCCTAAATTATTCAGACTGTCAAACTCACCTATGGTAGCAAAATATGCTGTTTCGGTTGCAATCAATCGTCCTGCCTGACTTAAAGACACATTCATTTTTTTAGCAAATTCCTTAACAACTTTATCTTGCGGTGTCCCTCTTATTAAAGATTGTACTAATGTGTTTTGTAGCGTATTAATTAATTTATTTTTATCTTTCCATATACGGTCAGAAAAATTTAATTCATCAACTGCCCATGGTTTAGCAAGAATTTTTTCAAGAGTTTTTGTATCAATTTTAACTATTTCAAAACCCATATTAAAACCTGCTTGTAATTCATAAGCTGTTTTATAATAGGTATTTTGATATGTGTCTTGCATAGCTTCATACATTCCATCTAAATAATTGCCATATAGATATTCTAAATGTTCTTGTATTTGTAATTTAATTGCTTCAAGTCTTGATATATGAAATTTAGCTGAAGCATTTTCTAACTGTTTAGTCCAATCATTAGTAATGCCATTTTCTTTAGCTCGTTTTATATATTGTTTTAAGGTCCATTTAAACTCTTCAAGTTCATTATTTTTTAAAAGTAATTTAGCTGCTCTTAAGCTTACATCATTATTAACTTTTAAACGCATATACCATTTAGCAATATCTTTTTCAAGATTATCTATCGCTTCCATATACATATCTTTTACACGTTCTAAAAATTCATCTTCTTGACTTAATTGTGCTTCATATAATTGCTCAAATCTTGCCTTCCAATACTCATTATCAGGTATTACCATTACCTTCACCACCGTCAAAAGCTTTACTATAAATATCTTCTAAATCTTGCTTTTTCTTTTGTTCATCTTCTAGCTGCTTTTCTTCATCTTCTGCATTTTCGACAAACGGGTGATTTTTTAGAATTGTTTTATTGGATATTACACCAACGGATTTACTGCACATATCGACAAGTTCGGTATCATTTCGAATTGATGTTCTAGTCCATGTTTGAATAATCTGTTTAGGTTCAAATCCTTTATATTTACAAATAGCACGAATAAGTTCACCAAATCCTAGTTTAAATTCTATTTCTAATAAACCAGCTTTTAATTCTAATAAGGAATATAAAAACTTCATAGCTTCACCACTGGTGTTATCAAATGATTGCTGTTGTGGGTCCACTCCTTGTCCCATACTAAAAATAGCTTTTCTTGTAGTTTCTAATAACTCTTTCCTTGCTTCAACTGGTATTTCAATCGTTAATGTAGATACTCCACTTTTGTCAGAAGCATCATCACTTTCTGTTTTAATAGCTTTATAATATTTTAGGTCATTTAGAAATTCGTTTAAATCTTGTCCTCCATAATTATTAAGTATAAAAATAACTTCTTGGATATCTTCTAAATCATCTACAAATCCACTATATGTTTTATCATAAACATCAATAAGTGATTTTATCTTATTAAAATCATTAGTTAATGTATTATTATTGGGAAATTCAATAAAAGGTATTTGTTCAAAATTATGATTATAAATATTTGTTGGCTGTCCGTTTATACCCGAAGTAGTAAAAATATTATATGGTTCAAATACCTCTCCACGTTGTCTATAAGTAGCACATTTCGTATTATTCCATAGCTCACAAATATCCCATTCTTTCCCTTCATCATCAATAGATTTATATGTTCTAAGTACAGCCTGTAGCTCTTTTTCCAATCTCGTACTATATACTGGATAAATTTGCATAGAAGGAATAACTGCCCAACGAAAACCTTTTACATTATCAATCCAATAATGTAGCCAACCAACACCACTATTACTTGCTTCTACACATAAATCTTTAGCTTTTTTAGCATAAGCATCTCCTAGAACATTTGCTATATACTCATTCATAATATCATCTTTAACATCAAATAGCGGTGGAGCTGTAAAAAGATAACTTGCTTTTTGATTTACCAATAACTGATGAAAATTAAAAGCTATTTTATTATCTGCACATCGTAAAGGATTAGGTTTTCCTCCCTGCAATTTTTCCTTTGGTTTTCTATGCAATATATCGTTATCTCCTAGATAATATCTTTGTGCTATTAGTGCATTTCTTACAAATACCGAGTGATAAGATAAATATTTATTTATTAAATTTCTAGCTTGCTCTAAATTCAAATTAAATTACCTCACTTAAATATACTCATGCCACCTTTAGATAAATCTTCTGCTATGCCTGTAGTAGAATCTGGTGCGTCATCGTGTTTATTTTTACCTTCACGTTGATATTTAGTCATTGCCTCATAATAGTCTGACCATCTATTTTGCCAACCAACAGGAAAATAGATATGTTCCATAACCCAAGTAGCATTAGATAAAATACGAGCTTGTTTGTTTTTGGATTGGTGAAACCATTTTATTACACATTTATTAGTTCCTAATTTTTCTAATAAAATACGTCGTACACTTCTCGCAAATCCACGTCCACCATTGTTACTTTCAAATTTAGCTTTATTTACTCCATTTATATATAAAGCATGAGCTACAGTATTTTCTGTAACTTCCATTGATGCTTTAGTATATATAACATCTAATACATATGCTTCATTTTGAAAAGTAGCTCCATAGATAATGCAACATAAATAATCGTCGCCTTCATCTGCTGTATCTACATAAGCCCTAACTTGTTTAAATGTAGGTAAATCACCAGTATAAGTTTTAAAATTACTATATAATCTGCCTTTTAAATCTATTGGTTCTTGCTGATAATTTGCAGACCAAATATCCAACCCCATAGCTTTTTTCTTATCTTCACAAGATTTAGCAGATAATATCTCATCACATAGCATAGAATTATCATCATAAACTGCTTTAAATTTTATATGTTCTACTTCATCACAAGAATAATGTTCTAAGGCTCTACCAGCTAAATCATCACTAGCCCAACGAGTCATAATAATTATAATTTTTCCGCCTTCTTCAAGACGAGAAAGCATGGTATTTGTAAACCATTCCCAGTGCTTTTCTTTAACAGTTTCATTATTGGCTTCTTCTGCATTTTTGATAAGGTCATCAATTATCAAAAGGTCGCAACCAAAACCTGTAGCTGTACCTGTAGGACTTGTAGCAAGATAATTATTATAACCACCTTCTAAACTCCATAAATTCATAGCACCATCGCCACGTTTTATATGTGTAAAAGGAAATACATCATGAAATACTGGTTTATATATATCTGCTTTAGCTTCTTGTATATCATTTCTCACATTTTTAGAGAACATAGTTGATAAAGTTTCATTATAACTTCCAGTCATTATTTTTTTTGTACGGTCTTTTCCTAATATCCATTCAACAAATAATCCTGCTGTACGACTTTTACCATGTCTGGGAGGAACATTTAAGATTAATACTTTCTTATCTGATGAAATAAAATTTTGAAGTGTATTACAAATATCAACTAAAAAAGCTCTATCTAATTTATAAAATTCTGGAGCTTTTAATTGGGCATAAAAAAAGAACTCACGTCTTGCAAGTTCTATCTTTGCACCTAATGCTATTAATTTTTTATCCATCATTTTTCGCCAACTTTATTAAATCCTCTGTAGTCAAATTCTCATAAGGATTAATGGTTTTGATATCACCTTTCACTTGTAATTTATCCGTGAAGATGCCTAGATGTTTACCCAAAAGCTCCAAAGCTTTTATTTTATCAGTAACTCTAATCTGTTTAGACGGTTCTGCAAATCCTATATTAGCAAGTTCATTTAAAACTTTATCCTGCGTTATTTCAGTTCGTGCTTCTATTTTTTGCTGCAACTGCCGTATTTTTTCTTGAATGTCAAGTTTTGACAAGTTCTCACTTGCTATTCTGTTTGCTGTTTTTTCAGAATAACCAGCTCGAATTGCTGCCCGAGTAGCATTTAAATCTATAATATATTCTCTGCAAAATCTTTCTTGTTTTGCTGTAAGTTTTGTCAAATCACCTCACCACCTAAAATTTTGTACTAAAAAAGCTACCTACAAATTAATGTAAGTAGCCTATCTTTATTATAAATTCAATTTATAACCTAATGATATTGCCATTTCTTCGGTTATATTTTCTGCTTCTAATGCTTTTAATCCTTCATGTTTCTTTGTTGCCCAATAGCCGTATTCTCTAACTAATGTAGAGATTGCACATTCTCTGCCTTTAGATAAATCTAAAATAGCTTCAAGAATTTCATCAGCACGACAACTATCTTCAATAAATTCCCCTATTTTAAAACGTGTACTCTTATTAATATCTTCTACTCTCATAATAATATACCTCATTAAGCTGATTTTCTTTCTAATTTACTAAATAAATTAATAAAATATATCTGACCTTTTCCTGTTACTTTAGTTGTTTTCACAATTTCAATATGGTCAGAATGATTAATTGTTCTTTCTTTTATCTCAAATAATCCCATATCCATTGATTTTTGTGTAGGACTATTATATGCTGAACCTTTTTGCTTAATAAGATAACCATTTTCTCTTAAATATTGAAATAAACGTTTTTGACCAATATCATAACCATTTTGTTTAATAAGTTTTGCAAGTTCTCCTATAAGAATTGACGTTTTTGCAGTTGCTACAGCTTCAGCGAATAATACTTTAGGTTTATTAATTTCAAGTTGTTTTTCAACCTCAACACGTTTTGCTCGTTCTTCTTTTAAATCAGTAGCAAGTTTTATAATTGTATCTGGATTTAATAATACTTCTTCGATTTTAGCTGGTGTTAGATATCCGCCGTGCTTACGAATAGACGGTAACACTTCTGAAGTTATCCAACGTTTAAACTTTTTGGCACTAGATAATTTTGAAGAAAGAACTAATGAATACAAACCAGACTCATTAATAATTGTTGCACCTCTTTGTCCAAAACTCGACGACGTTTTGTCGTTGAGTTGTTTATCTTCATCATCTACATGCATTGCTACAGCTTTATTAGTATCACTATAACCTAAAGCTTCCGCTATATCTCTACCAACAAACCAAACTTCATTATCTTTTGTAATAGTTCTAATTTGTCCGAATTCTACATTATTAAATATTTGTAAATCATTCATAGTTTGCACCTCATATTAAGTTTTACTTTATAGAAGTACCATTCTATGATATAATAGATTTCACAGAAGATTACTTCTATGCAATACACTCGCGTGAGCTTTGGTCGGTTCGATAGCGGGTGTATTTTTATTTGTCTAAAAGTAAATTAATCCCTTGTCTAATTGCTTCACCTTTAGATATTTCATGTTTTTTACAGTATTTAAGTAATTTTTGTTCTGTATCAACATCAAGACGAATACTGAATTTAATAGTTTTAGGATTATTTACTTTGGGTCTGCCAACTTTAGCCTGCCCCACTATCGCCTGACCGACAATAGCGTTTTCATCTAATGTTAGCATTCTATTCACCTCCTAATTTTTGTCCCACATTTATAATAAAATATGTGGGACAAAAAGTCAAGAAGTATTTCTCACCGACCACGAAAATTTAAAGTTGGGCATAAAAAAAGCACCTATTTAGGTGCTTTAAATATGTTTATATGTTATAATATCTCTCGTTGCCCTTCCTATACTGGTAACAGTTAGGAGGTGTCCATGTGTCAAGATTTATCATGTTTTTAGAAGCTGTCATGGCAAGTATAGTTGCCTACTATATTTGCAAAGGGTTAGACATGCTTTTTTCGATTTTATGTGGCAACTAGCCTAGCTTCAGCGTTAGCTATATAACGCAAGAAACCCCATGAAGGTGCGAGCTTCATGGGGTTTTGCTGTCCATATGACAATTTATCATGTTTTGCCTATATTTAGTATAGCATATTACATAAATTTTGCAACATGAAGGCTATTATTCTAATATAAATTATAAAAATACATATTATTATTAAAATATATGGGTATATACCAATATTTATACAAGATAAACTTATAAAACAATAAAACCGCTAGTATTTTTACCAACGGTTTATCTTTTTCTTTAACAAGTATAACTATATCACAATTAAAGTATGAACTTCTATGAATTTTAGTGAACTTTAGTGAACTAATTTTTTATTTTTTTTGCAACAATGGATAATCCTTGAGAATGTAATGTATGCACCCATCTAAATGAACAATTAATAGAACAAGCAATTTCTTCCCATTTTCTAAGAGAAACATAACGTAAAATAAGTACATTCTTAATATTTTCGCTCATATTTATATTGTTTAAAAAAGATTTTATTTCTATGCGTTTATTTAGCCATTCTAATTTTAATCTTTCCATTTCTTCTTCCTGTTGTTCTAATTTAGATATAAAATCACTGGTATCATGTTTTATATTACTAAAACCTGTACGTTCTTTATATGATGGAATTAACATAATAGATGTTGCACGTAATTCTTCTAAATCTGCATTACATCTTAAACATACTTGTTTAGCCTTATATACCTGTTGTAAATATTCTTTTGCTTCATCTATTTTAGTCATTATTTCTATACTCCTTTATTTCATATAAACACTAAAAGGATAGCCTTATTTTAGCTATCCTAATTAGTGGATTTATCCTATTAAAAATATTGTAGTTGCTATTAAGCACAATATAATACTTGTAATTTTGATTATAGGAATATTTCTTTTATAAAATTCTTGTTCTGTCTTTAATGGTATTCTTACCAACTTAGGTCCATTATTATTCATATGTTCCTACCTTCATTACTTTTTTATTATCTGTTTCCATATCCCAGAAATCAATTCTTAAAATTTTTATATGCAAACGTTTCATTAGTTCTACATTAGCTCGTCTAAAAGCCCTACGACAAAAAGCATAAAAGAAGTTTTCTCGGCTTCTTTACATTGCATAGTCGTTCACACTCTTTGTATTTTTTAACACTTATAAACTTTCTAAATCACCGTGTAATTCTTTCATTTCTTGATAATATTCAATTTTGTGTTGTTCAGATATTTTTTCAAATAAATCTTCATCATCAAATATATTCCCAATTATTTTTATTTCATTATAAAAAAATTCAACTGATAATATTGCTCCGGTATTATAACCAAACACAAAATTATTATCTTCAAAAACAGCAACAGCACGAGAAGGTTCGTCCCATTCTGGTTTAACTTCTTCTACAATATCTCCTTCAAAAATCTCATTTCCGTTTACATCTTTAAGCCATATTGCTTGCCCCACTGTTTCTGGATTAACTTCATGCATTACTATTGGTCCGGCATTTTCTCCATCAAATATATAATGTCTTATTTTTTCATCTTTCGTATTTTTAAATAAAACTTTTCTAACATATCCACCATAACACCATTTATTTGTATTTATATCTTTACCTCTAAATAATATTTCCCTCATCATTTATACCTCTATAAAATTAATATTAGGATACATATCCAGGAGCATTTTCTTTTTTATTTTGTACGCTTCTGTTTTTACACCTTTAACATCAATTATTTCTCTATGTCCATCAGCATACTCAACTTCAAAATCAGCTACATAACGTATACCCTTTGTACGCTCCCCATTTTCTAATGTAAATCCTCTTAAAATCAAAAATTCTGGCTGTAACTTTATCCAATTTATTTCTCCATTAATACGTTTAGCTTTTAATTTTAAATAGTATTCCGCTTCTTTCTTACTATCAAATTTTAAATTTCCTATTATTGTTTTTTTGGCATTATATTTTGGTCTATTTTGCATTACTTTTAACTCCATAAATATTTAATATTTCTGTTATATGTTTTGTTGCTTTTTCCTTAGTTTTAAAACAATTACCTGTTATAAAAAAAGCATAATCCGTTGTTGTTTCGTCCCATTTATCTTCTATAACATCACCTGAAATACCAACATAATAATATGTTTCCTGTTCTTTTGGTTTCCAACAAATTTTTTTCTTTACAGTATTTTCAACTTCTTTTTTTATTCTATTAAATTCCTTTTCTATTTCCTTATACTTTTTTCTGCTTTCCAACAATACTTTACGTTCACCTTTATCTAAAGTATAAGTAGTAGCATATATCTTATACTCATCTTTTAAAAAGAATGGATTAGGCTCTAATATTTCTAAAAAAACAATATCCTCTTTTTTTATTATCCCAGCATTTCCACTTATAAATTCACTCATTATTATTCCTCATCTTTTTAAAACTAATTACTACACAAAAACCATTTTCTTTATCTTTAGCAATCATTGTATTTTTACTAAGAAAATCAACTACATCTGGATTATTTTTTCCATATTGCAATAATAACTTCATTGCAATGTCTATATATTCAAGCTTATCTTTTATTGACTCTAAATCTTCCATAGAAATTTGCTCCTAATTTGTTGATATCATGAAATAATCAAATCCACCTGTAATTTTCCCACCATGTGATTTAACTATTTTAGGTTCGTTTATATCTTCTTTAATCTCACCTATAGATTTAAGATAATCAGCATATTTATATAGTCCTTCTAAGTTGTTAGTATCATAAAAACTTGCTACTAAACCATATTTATTTTTTAATCCTGTTTCTGCCATTAAACGATTAATGTCATTTCTACGTTTTTCCCTCTTAGCTTTATTTTCCACTTCTATTCTTTTCTGCTCTGCTTCTATTTTTCTTTTAGGTTCAGGGTTCCAATACTCTTTATGCTCTTGATAAAATGCTTTGCTATAACATTCTTTACAGCAAAATCTTTTGTTTTTATAATTACTTTCAAACTCTTTTCTACATTCAGGATTTGCACATATCTTTTTCATAATCACACCGCCTGTGCTAATCTTATACGATAATTTTCTGCACCTTTCATTCCAACAGGTTTTGTCATTTCTGCAATTCTACTCATTATTCGTTCTCCGAATAATTCAAATAGTTCTTGCATATTATAATTAGTAGTTATTATCGTTGTAAGATTATTTTCATATCTAGTATTTATTAGCAAAAATAAATTTTCACGTTCCCAACTACCCACCATTTTTAATTTTCCGCTATTATCTCTATCTTTTTCTGCTCCAAAATCATCAAGAATTAATACGTCAACTTGTTTAGCTTTATTTACTAATTCTGTTGCTATTAAAGCTTTTTCCTTATCATTAAAACCTTGTTTTATACAGTCAAATAAATTTGCTGTAACAACCATCATACTTGGTATATTTTGCTTTAATAAATTATTTAATATAGCTGCTGCAAGATGTGTTTTACCACACCCATATCGACCGTGTAACCTCAATCCCCTACATTTAGGAGTATAGTTCGTACAAAAATTTAAACAATCATTATAAGCTTTCTCTGTTGCTGGTAATACTCTAAAATTATTAAAGGTCTTACTTTCAAAAAGTTTACCTACATTGCTTTGCTCCATAAGCCTATTTATTTTTTCTTGCTGTTTATAATTTTTCCAGCGTTCACAATTACTGTAGCTTATAAAATATTTACCAGCTTGTTCATCTACTTTTACATAAAAACAATTCTTGCAATCAATACCATGCTTATTACAAATCTTACATTTTTCTTGTCTATACATAGCGTCAACTAATGCCATTTCATTTTTAGAAAACTCACTTGATATATATTTTATTCCTAGTTCTTTACATACTATTTTCCCATCAATCAAGCTCTGCCCAGTTGATATCTGTTCCTGTCTTTCTTTGAGCCTGCGTTGTAGTTCTTGATAGATTGCTAAATTGTGATTGTCCATTAGATTCACCTCCTGCTATTTTCAAATTTGCCCAGCCTCTTAATATTCCACCTGTATATTTAACAAAGCTTATTCCTTGCAATTTTTTAGAACTTTGCAGTGCTTTTTTTAGAGCCTGTATAGTTTGTTCTGCTCCATAAACTTGTGCATATTCTCTAAGACAGGCTATTTCATTAGCTCCTGGTGTTCCTCCTAGATTAGAGCCGATTCGATTTTGATAGAAAATAAGTACTTGACTTTCTGCTGGAGAAATGTTATCATCACGCGCGTTATTATATATATTATTCTCTATATCTCTATTACTCTTATTATGGCTAGCGTTTTCACTAGCATTTGTACTAGTGATTGGGCTAGTAATTGGACTAGCATTTGTACTAGCGAAATTATCATGATGTGTTCTCAATCCTTTATCATTGTTGGCTTCTAGCGTTTTATTTTTACTAGCAGTTGTGCTAGTGATTGTACTAGCAGTTACACTAGCATTTGTACTAGTAGTTGTACTAGCGAAATTATCATGATAATTTTTTAATAGAGAATAACTTGAGGCTTGACCTCTTTTTTTACTAGGCGTATATTTTATTAAATTTAATTTTATTAAAATTTTTCTACGAGATATTAAAGAGCTATCAGAGTTAATTCGTGCTAATTCCATTAATCTTTTATTGTCTACATAAAAAACTTCTGGTCTTCTTGCTTTATTCCATATATATACAAGCTTAAAATATAATAATTGTGTTTTTTCATCTAAATTAAATTGTTCAGCATAATTATCATTAAAAGAGTTTAAGAGATTATGAGCTTTTAATTCCATATTTTTTACCTCATGGGAAGGTGCTTGACTTAGCAAGCACCTTTTCCTATTTATTGTGCCACTGTTGGCATTTGTACAACATTATTTGGTACATCTATTACATTTTCTACAATTTCTTTAGAATTAATTTCTGTATTTGAAGCATTATCTTCTGTAAATAATGTCTGCTGGATATTATTTCTATTACCTTCTAAATATTTAATTGCTTCGTCTGCTATAATATTAAGCTTATCTACTACGTCATAAGTAAAAAATCCTTTTTGTCCATCTTCAAAACTATCAGTAGGATATTTTCTTATATGTGTATTAATAGGTATCCATACATCATCATCTGTTAAATGAAAAAGACAACTAATTATTGCTGATGTAGCTTCATTAGAACCTTTAAAATTAACTTTATATATTTTTATTCTTTTAGAAAAAATTGCTCCTATTTTAAAAATATCTAATACTGGTTTAATTAAATCATTTAGTGCATTATAAAAACTTGGCAATGGCTGTTCTACATAATTATTTTTATGTTCTTCTATAACACAATTATTTTTATCAAGTACTTTGTAAAAGATATCAAGTGTTCCATTACTTTTTATTTCTACTTTAGTTATAAATCGGCTGTTCATTTTACCGCCTCCATATTCTTTCTAGTTAACTTATAAATTTTTGCTATATCTTTAGTTAATGCTATGGATTGTAAAATATATTTTTTCAAAAATGTTAATTTACCAATGTTATGAATTTCATTGTGATGTACCCTACAAAGTGGTAATACTTGCATTCCTATTTGTGGTATTTCTTTTCTATTTCTACCAGCTCCTATAGCATCTACATGATGAAGTTCCGCTTTTTTACCACACACTGCACATCTTTTCTTCATTAAACAAGCCCATACATATTTAGGAATATCTTCACATAATTCATATAAAGGTTCTCCTATATCTATATCATGAAGTATACAAAAATCTATTAAATACGTTATATATAATCTAGCTACTTCTACACTACAATTCGATAAAGAAAAATCCGTATCAAAACTACATGGAACATGACCATTAAACATTTGTTTAGTTATTTCTTTTGTTGCTTCTAATGGAGTATATCCCCACCATGCTGAAATATATCCCAACAAAACAAAAGCTTTTCTTCTTTGAGCCATACTTATTTTTCTACTATCTGGTATTTCAACAATAATTTTTCTAGCTGTCTTTGTAATCTCATTATCTTTACAAGGAACGAAGGCGATTACACCGCCTTCAGTTCTCTTTACAATTTTTCCATACTTAATCATTAAAATGGAATTTCTTCTCCAAAGTTTTCAGCTAAATTATTATTGTTTTCTAATACTTTTTTTGCAGGTGGTTCAATATCTGTAATTCCTTCTACTGGTCTAATTGATATTAACTTAACAGCAGTAGATAATCCGCCGTTACGATTAATATATTCTTCTTCCCTAAATACTCCACCAAATAATTTTCCTTCTAAACTTTTTTCATTCCAATTCCAACTATATCCTGAATTTGATTTTTCAATATTTAATAACATACCTTTAAAACGTCCCATGCTATCACCTTCTGTAAGCTGATAATATGAACCTCTCCATTTTGCTTGTTCTTTATTTCGTTCTTGTTCTTGTAGATATTGATTTAGGTAAAAGTCTTTATATTCACCTTCTGCAATATCTATTGCAAGTTTTAACATCTCTTTTCCATTCTTAGATTTAGTACATTCAGCTCTAACAATGCTACATACATAGCCACCAGCAGGTAATTTTTTATATTCTCCTGTAATAGCTTCTACACTATCCCAATTTGCAGGTTTATTCATCATAGTTAATTACTCCTCATCATTTTCATATTTTATTAATTGTTCAATTACAGTTTTTATATCATTAGGTATTTCTTTATCAAAACACCCCATAGGACTTTTTGCTGTTGAATGATTAGCATATGTTTCAAATACATAGTTGCCATCAACTGCTTTAGCTAACAATACTGTTGTAAATTTACTCTCTAAAACGATTTTATCTAACTTTTTACCACTGGTTTTTATACGTGTAAAATAAAAACCACTGTCATCTCTATCTGTTTGAGAATGTGCAATACATATAACTGTTAAATCATCTCTTAATAAATGCAATTTGGAAATTACTCTCCATATACAGGTAGCTAAATCTTGCCATTTATCATAATTTTTTTCTTTCATACGAGCCATTTCATCATCAACCATAATGGCATTTATAGTATCTATTACAAGAACTTTTATATCTTTAAAATCTGTATCAATCCTACTAATAACATTTTCTATAGCACCTACATTTGAAGTTTGAACATAATTTTTATTTTCTGTATTATATTGTTTCTTCCAACCTTTCCAGCTAAGACCTTTTCTATCTGCGTCAATAATAAATGTAGTTTTATAATCAAGATTACGAAGGCTGGTAGTTTTACCAGCTCCGCTTTCGCCCATTATACAAACAACTCTACTCATTTAAAGCACCTCATTTTATTTGGATATTTTGTTTTGTAATTATCTGAACACCATTTATTTCAATACCTTGTTTTATTGAGTTTTTTAATGCCACTTTATCAATTTTAGGTTCTTGTGATATTAAATATTCTGCTGGTATATGTTCTGTAGAATTAATCTCTAATTGTTCAGATTTTCTAAAACTAACTACAACTTTTGCAGTTTCAAATTTATGTCCTTCTAAATTATCAGCTAAATATTTTTTTAATCCTTCTACTTTATTATTAAGAACTCTCTTTCTATTGGTTAAATTTTTAGCTTCTTCATCAATAGCTTTTACTTCTGCACTTAGATTTTTTATATATAAAGCCACATTTTCTCGCTTGTCAGTTAAAACCATATTTAATTCATCAAGACGAGCAGGATTAATTATTTCTCCTGTCTCCATATCCACACATTCTTCAATAGCCTTTTCAAATTCTTGTTTTATTTCATATAAATTCATCACGCCACAGCCTTTCTATTTGTTATTATCTGCACATCTGGTGGTAAAGTATCTGCATAGCCATTACCTTCATCATCAAAATATTCAATATGCCAACGGTTATTATCAAAATATATATCACTTAATCTACCGTTTAAAATATTTTTATATTCCCAATCAGTTATACAATTAGTTGCTATAACCAAGATTGGTTTAACATCTTCTTTATATTCATAGATAGCAATTGTTTTCATTTTTTCACTCCTATGCTATACTTAAATTACTAATAAATTTTTATATAGTTACTTATCTGATTGCCGTCATTTAAGCAACTTTTTTCTTCTAGCCTGCATTTGCTTAATAGCTTTGTAGGCTTTTTTTAACATAACTAAATCGAAGTATCCAAAGTGGCATTCTTCTACAGGTATTTCTAAGATTTTAGCCATTTCAGCATATGCTTTCTTGCGTTTTTTACTCCTGTTTGGCTTACCTTGCCAAAAATTATCAAATTGTTGATGGCATATATGTTTTAGCTTTCGCATTTCTGGATTGGCTAATATTCCGAATGCTTCTTTTGGTCTTGGTTTATGTGTTCCTACATAAGCCCCACAATTAGTACATATATAACATTTACCGCTACCATAACTTTTACCATGATATATATTTTTATTATCTGTATATATCACCTTGCCACCACATAAATTACATACTTCAGGATAAAGATTTATTTTAGAATGGAAACCATTCACCATATGAGATAGCCCCTTCCAAATAGAATTTACTGCTTTTATCTAATTCATCTTTAGGTAAATAATCTCCATATACATCAATAAAATTATTCCCTTCAACAGCTTTAAAAATAATATCTTCATTTAAATCATCTTGTACTTTAACACGATAATTCAACTTCAAAGCCTTTATACATTCAGATATAGATATCTCTCTATCTTCATTCAAGATTTTTTCTTTAAATACCCAATCTTGAGTAATATCCGTTATTTTTCCTTTAATGGCTTTACACGGTATTATTTCTCCTTGTTTATTTCTTATTAAGGCAATCATTTTTACCACTCCTTTTTGTTTTTTGAGCAAATGAATAACATTGACGGTCATCAGCACACACTGGAACAGGTCCATTAGTTAAATACAATATATGTCCCTCTCCCTTATTTAGGTTTTTACCGCAACGCCAACACTTCATACTAAATCCCCTTTTTTCCCTTGAACAAAAGCTAATACACTGCTAAATTTGTATCGCACCATTTTTCCTTCTCTTATTTCTTTAAAGACACCACGATATCCAAGTTCTCTAATCATACTAGGCTTTAAGTCTGTAAATTCTTGTATCTGTTTTGCAGTAGATATTCCAGCAGGTGAACAATACTTGCTATAATCATTTTTACCGCTTAGTTGTTGTTTTAATAATTTGTTTTCCTCTTTCACCTTTACATAATCAATAAGAATATCTCTAATATTTTCTAATGTACTTTGTTCTTTTATTGGTAATTCCATATATTCTCACCTCTCTTTCATTGGTGCGTACCAAGCACCATAGCAGAACTACTTGCAAACCTCCCTGCCGATTAAAATTTGTTAAGAAGATTGTCAGATTTGCTCTTTAGATTATTTTTATTTTTGTTATGTTAATAACTCTGCTATGGCTTGCTACGCACCAATATATTTGTTATAATTCAATTACAAGATTTTATTTATTAGCTGAGCTGTTTACTGGACGGTTCGGCTTTTTTATTTTTACAAAACTTTAATATCAAAATATCTTTTGTCATCAGCCTAAATGTATTCAATATTTGTTTATATTTAGGCTGTTCTTTTTTGTCTATTTTTCCGTCAGAACCAATCTCAATTAAGTCATCTATACATTTATTAGATTTTTTTATATTGGTTATGAAACTTAATACGGTTTCTGAAAAACTTTTATTTTCAATAGGGGCAAGCAATTTTTGTCCTAGTCTAAAAGTCAATAAATACTGATATCCTATATATTCATTGCCATAAATCTCAACAATATCATTCATTTTATCTATAGTTGGTTTTATTTGATTAGCTTCGTATTTTGCCAATGTTCTAACACTTATATCTAATAATTCACTTGCTTGTTCTTGTGTATAACCTGCACTTTTTCGTGCTTTTATAAGTAATAACCCGAAATCTTTTATCATGGTTTATTGCCTTTCTTTCATGAGAAAATATTTATATAATTATCTTATTTTTCTTTTTCTACCTCGCTTATTAAGTCCATTTTTAAACTCCTCAACTCTTTTCTTTAATAAAGATGTTTTAAAATCTGTTATACCGTCTGACTTATCTTCTAACCACTTTTCTAATTTAGGTCTATTGATTTTTAAATGTGAACCTATCCAACAACAAGGTAAATCGTATTGACCGTTCTTTGTTAATGCTCCTGCTACTCTAAAAAATTGAGCAGGTAACCCAAATAATTCAGTTGCCTCATCTGGAGTTAAAAGAATTTTTCGCCAAATTGGTATATTTATTTCTAATTCCATCATTAACCCACGTCCTCATATTCTTTATAAAAACAAATTCCTTTATATACCCATGAGCCAAGCTCTCTAGCAAAAGTTATAAATGCTGGTTCCCATTTTCTTGTTTTGGGATTAAATTCATGTGTACATGGTTCACCACATTGTAAATACATTGCGTCATAAGCTATTGGAGAAACACAGTCCCTAAAATGTTGCACTGTTTCTTCATCAACAACATCTCCAATATTAGCCCAAGATGTAAAATATTTATGTGAATTATCCCACTCTTTTTTAGTTAAATACCTAGATTTTAAATTTGTTTTAGCTTTAATATTACTTTTTACAGGTTCTTTCTTTTCTTCAAAGAACTCTTGTATTATATTTTTATCTTCGTCTATTACTGTTATCTTTTCTCCTGCATGGTATTTTGCATAATTTCCTTGACCTGAAATCATTGGAAAAATATCATGTGGCAGTTATGGAACTTATTGGCG